TTTGTTTTTACTACTGGGAACATAGTTGAAGAAATACCATACGATCCAGAGATATCTTTCTTTGGCGAGGAGATTTGTTTTGCTATGAGGGCATGGACAAGGGGCTGGGATATTTATTCACCTTGTGTAACTATAGTTCATCATTTTTATCATCGTGGAAACTATAAAAAGATTTGGAAAGATCGTAATCTAAGAAAAATATCATGGAAAGAAATAGAACAAATATCTAAAGATAAACAGATGCGTGTTTTATGCGGTATAGAAAAGGATGAATTTGGCGCAGGCAATTACAGGCACCTTAAAGCATATGAAAAACTAATAGGCTTTGACTTTAAGAAAATGTACGGTTTGACAGAATCAGATAATGAGAGTACAATAGTATTGAGAGAAAAGAGTTAAGATGGAAATCGCTCTGGTTATTCTGAGTGTTATGTCCGTATCATTTTTGATTGCCTACCTTTCAGTTTCGCATAAACTAAATGTTATAAACAAAGGCTTTGCACAACTATTTGTTGCATATAATACCTTGAGAGATATTGTAGAAGGCAAGCCTACAAAAACTGAGGAAGATATCCATAAAGAAAACTTTATTAAGTTCTTGTCTGATTCTCGTGATTGGGCTTTTGATTATATTGAAGATGTTCAAAAGGGTTTATCTAGGTTTATTAAAGAAGTAGAGCCACAACTAGAGTACTATAACGAGTATGGAGTTGTAATTGAAGGAATGGTTCCACCACATGATTTTGCTTTAAGAAAAATATCAAAAGAGTTTGAAGAATTAAAGAAACTGCTCCCAGAGGAAACAGATGATAGACGCTAGGGGAATCCCTACGTGTACTTGTCCAAACTGTGGCGGTACTTTATTCAGAGCATTGGTTTCATTTGATCCAGAAACATATACTGTTGGTATGTATCATTTAGATATTCAATGTCATGAGTGTGGGGCTTTGGCTACCGCACCAACACCTTTAGATAATCCTGAAAGCGATCCAGATGCTAAAAATAAGGGGGAAAAGTTTTGAAAGAAATATTGTTTTCAACATTAACAGGTTTTGGATGTGGCGTAATATTCGCAGCATTCAAATTGCCAGTTCCAGCACCGCCAGTATTCTCAGGGGTGGCAGGAATTATCGGTCTGTGGGCTGGCTATGCTATACTAATTAAGGTTCTATCCTAGGAGGAAAAAATGGAACTAAGTAAGAAAAACAAAGCAATGCTTGCATCATATGCTCGTTCAGTAGTAGGTGCAGCAGCAACTCTATATATCGCTGGAGTAACAGATCCAAAAGATCTATGGGCAGCACTTGTTGGTGCGCTTATCCCAGTAGCAGCACGTGCAGTAAATCCAAACGATCCAGCATTTGGTCGTCTGCCAAAGGCATCTGCTGTTGAAGAGGCTCTTAAGGCTGCAAAGCCAAAGAAGAAGGCTGCTAAGTAATTTAGTTGGTCACAATGGGGCGGGTCTAGAAATGGACTCGCCCTATTTTAATATCTCAAAGTATTTATCTTTTAAAACATCAACAGAAAAATTATTGTATCCAATATCAAATGCTTTTTTCTTTTCCTGTATCTTGTCTGCATTGTTTACATAATCATCAATTAATTTAGCAAGCAATTTTGGATCTGCTTCATAAACATCAATCATTGTTCTTGCTTTAAATTCTGTTGTTTTTTGCGACGGTACTAACCATTCCTTTGGCAATATCTTATTATTAGGAGATATATCTGTCATAAATACAGGTAGTCCAGATAGTAATGCTTCATTCATTGGAAGGCATAATCCTGCATACCGTCGTGGTAAAACCATGGCATCAAAGCCATCATAAAGATCTTCTTTATTTTCTGGGCTGTTTGTATCAATAGACAATCTACTATCAGTTTTATTAAGGTTTAGTGGAGATTGAGTCTTTATAACCATTTGATAATCTGCCCTAGAATGCTTTAACATTTCTATAATAGTATTAGTACCGTTGCGATCTAGATGGGCAGCCTTACCGCCAACGTGCAATAATCTCTGATAGCCTTTACTTAAGTTGTTAGCCTTTACCTTAGCAAAGCCCTCATGCGTGGTGGGCGGGGGTAGATGTATGACCCTAGCCTTAGCCCCAAAAGCCTCTGTAACAGCCTCAAAACCCCATAAACTGGGTGCTAAGAGAATGTCTGGCAACGTCATCTCTGGTCTTTGCAGGTAGTCAAGAAACTCATAATTATACTGAAGAACAGTCTTAACATTTTTTCTTTTGGCTAAATCAACAAAATTATTATTATAAAATGTCTCACAAGATAATACAACATCAAGATTTTTTAGGAACGGTTCAATATCATGTGGTTTTGGAAAACCCCTGACATGATAGCAATCATATCCTTTATACCATTCAGGGTGCTGTTTATTTTTATTGAACGGCATAGAATTAATTACCATAACCTTGTCAGGCTTAAGCATATTAACTAATTCTCTAGTCTGATTACCAAGACCAGTGTTATCAGATCTAGCAATAATTCCTAGTCTCATGAATCCATTTCTTTATATAATTGTTTTAGTCCTCTTAGTGTTCCAATATCCATGTACTTGCCACCTGGCCTTACCGCCCTTATATCAGAACTTTCCAATAGCCATTCTTTTAATTGTTTTCCAGGATGCTCTAGTGATGGATCTAAGTATCTAATCATGTTTTTTCTAAACATCATTGTTCCCCACATATCTGGGTAGTCACAATTTTCTACTTTGTCTTCAGAAGCAATTACTTTATCTCCAGACACAAGCACCTGTCCAACACGACCCTTTAATTCATCGCTGCATTCCCAAACACCTAAAACTAAATCAGCATTTGTTTCTTTCATCATTTCTTTGTAAATATTTACTGGAGCATTTAATATATAGGTATCTGGCATACCAACAAGCACGGTATCATTATATTCGCCGATCATAAACTTGACTGCATCAGACATAGTGGATGGTTCACGAACAATTAATTTAATATTCATGTCCATATTTTGTATGATAGGAACCCATTCAGATCTAGTTGATACACGAACCTCATCACATACTTCCAGCATTTGTTCTACATGCCATTGAAGCAAAGATCTTTCGTCAGAAATTGGTAAACAAAACTTTGGTATTCCACCAATTCTAGATGCTTTTCCAGATGCTGGTAAAACTCCTATGGTATTCATTATTTTAAACCATACTTCTTCTTTAATGTTGGAATGTCATTTACTGGCCAATAGTCTAAAGATTTTGTTGGATCATTAAATGGATACTTGTATTCTCCCCAACCTTCTCTTGTTCTAGTTCCACCCCATTTAGCCTTAAAGTAATCATGAAGAGGCTCAATATTGATTCTTAGTCCGTCTATTGTTGCACCACCATCTACCTGACATGTTACGTCAACCTCTGCTGTTCCAGCACTAATTCTCATGACATAACTTATTGGAGTGTTAGAGTGTACGAACTGACTACGCCAAGATACTACAAGATCTGATTCAGGATCAGTCATAGACTGTTCTTCAAGTAACCTACACCTATGATCCCAGTCGCAATCATCAAAGTTATAAGGATAAAAGTTTTCATCAAAATATCCAATTGCTGAAACTAATTTTTTATTTATTCCACAAAGATGCCATCCGTGCTGTGTTCTAAACATAACACCGTTAAAGCCTTTAAGCATGTCAATAATATGTGAAAAAGGTTGATTAAATAACATTGAAGATGAAACAACAAATGTCCAGTCATGATTCTTTTTTAGTGCTATATTCCAAGATCTTGCCAAACCAATGTTTTCTGATTGATATTCTACTTGAAAGCCATACTTCTTTTCAAATACCTCGCATTCTCTTTTTCCGCTATTGTCTATTAACAAAACATTTTTGTCTCGTATAGACTCCATGCAGTTATAGATTCTTTCTGTCACTCTATAAACAGGTATACAAATTAAATAATCAATTTCAGTATCTGTTTGCATAAACATATCCTCCTCTTTCAGGACTACCTAGAATTTCAATACCAAACTGCTTTGCAAGTTTCTCTATCATTCTACCAAAACTTCCATCAAATGATTTATCAAACTCAAGAACTAATCTATTAATTTTTGCTAGAGTTTCTGCGGGGGTATTAATGAGAAGATCAAACTCTGCACCCTCTATATCAATCTTCATAACATCAACCTCTTTTATGTTATAGGTTGAGAACAACGTTTCCATAGTTATTGCTAATACTTCCGCTTTGCTTTCATTTTCTAAATTTACAATACTGCTATTTCCACCACGATTACTAATTGAAACCATTTTCTCTTCATGCCAGATAGCCTTATCAACTATTGTTACATTTTGTACAGGGTTATTTTGTATATTGTGGTTAAGCAAAGACAAATTGTTTGGTTCTGGCTCTACAGCATATATT